ATAGGAGATCGTTCTCAAGAAGAAGCGTTTAAAGACTTCATTGCTCCGGGTAGTCCTAAACTAAGTTTCAACTTTCTATGGGATGAAGTAAAAACTAAATTCAATAAGTTCGGCAGATACTCTACATGGTTTTATATGCAGACACTGAAGCAGTGTTGTGGTCTTCCTATTGAACCAAGCAGTCTAATGCTTGAAGATTATTCTGGTTCTCGTTCACACCGTAATGGTTTGTGTCTTGCTCTTGGTAAAGATGATTGGTATGATAAGAAACTATCAACAGAAGAGTTAGCGTATCTAGATGCGCAGTCATATTTAATTCTTGAAGAAGTAAAACAAGAGTTTCCTAGTACTGATTACTTTGATATGGAGACATGTCTCTGTTCTTTTAAAAAGATATTCAGAGTTAAACATGGCCGATATCTGGGTTATTATCTAGATCGGCAGGCAGAGGAAATATCTAAATGTGAAAAAGATGGATGGGATGGTATTGATTGGCAACCATTATGGGATGCTCGGGTTGAAACTCTAAATAAAAAACTATTGACTAATAAGATAGATAATAGTAAAATGGCTTTATATAGTGAGAATGGCGTTCTAGATTGCACAGGTTTATTTGTCAAACCTGAAAAAATTGGCATTGAAAGGTTTTCATAATGAAAGTAATTGCTATTGGCGGCGAACCAGGTTCTGGTAAGTCCACTCTAATGAAAGAAATTATTTCAAAGTATAATTGGCTCAAAGTATATGATGAAGTAAAACTCGTTCCATATCTTCAATATGATTGTAATTATATACTAGGTAAGTATGATGAAGGTGAAACTTTTTCTGGAACAGATCGTATGTCTATGGCGGTTCAACCAGAAGCAATTAAATTTCTAGCATCTTTAGATAAAGATTCTGTCGTCCTTTTTGAAGGCGATCGTCTTTTCACATCTTCGTTCTTAGAGCATTGTCTAGATAATTATGATATTGAAATCATTTATCTACAAACTGAAAAGCAAGTAAGAGAAGAACGATATAAAGAAAGAGGTAGTGAGCAAAACGAAACTTGGTTAAGAGGTCGTGAAACAAAACTTGCTAATATCCTTTCTAATATGACATTGATGTTTAATGTCACAAAGTTCAAGAATAATAATAAAGAAGAACAGAAGATTATTGTAGATCATATTATGAAGTATTTGGAGGAATAATGAGAGAATGGTATAATATAACAATGACTGGTAGTGGAGGTGGTGAACCTATACATACTCCAAGCACATCAACATCAACGCCAAAATATAAATACAAGGAAGATCAGATTATTGCTGACTTTCACGCCTATATAGATAAGACATATGGGCAACACTATATGACTGAAGAGCAAAATATAGAATGTTTCGACGTGTGGTTAGCTCTTGGTGATTCTATGCCAACCTTCCGAAACACAGCTATCAAGTATCTTTGGCGCTACGGTAAAAAGAAAGGTAGCAACAAAGACGATCTTATGAAAGTTCTTCATTATACTTTAATGATGTTATATAACGATCACTATAAGAAAGGTGAATAAATGGAAATAAAAATTCCGATTGAGAAACTACGTGATAGAAAGTTGTTTGTGGCAGCACCAATGTATGGTGGTCAGTGTGCCGGAATGTTTGCTAAGTCTGCTTCTGATTTAGCTTCTATCTGCACACAATATGGTATTCCTCTACAGTTTTACTATCTGTTTAATGAATCTCTAATTACACGTGCACGCAATTATTGTTGTGACGAGTTCATGCGTTCAGAAGCAGAGCATATGATGTTCATTGATTCGGACATCGGATTCAATCCGCAGGATGTTATTGCACTTATGGCGCTTCAGGCCAATGAAGAAGAAAAGTATGATATCATTGGTGGTCCTTATCCAAAGAAGTGTATTTCTTGGGAAAAGATTAAGCTAGCTGTTGATAAGGGTATTGCTGACGAAGATCCTAATGTTCTTGAGCGTTTTGTTGGCGATTATGTTTTTAATCCCAAGGGTGGTCAGCAGTCTATTCCTCTCAATGAACCAGTCGAAGTTCTTGAAATTGGAACTGGTTTTATGATGGTTACTAAGAAGGCCATGCAAAAGTTTTATGACGAATATAAGGGAATGTATTCTTATAGGCCAGATCATGTTAGAACAGAACACTTTGATGGGACTAGAGAAATTCTTCAGTTCTTTCAGGCAGAAGTTGACCAACTTGATTTTGGACGTTATTATGAGACTGAGATGAAGCGTTTGGCTTCTCTTAAGTTAAACGATCCAGATGCTATTGATAAGGAGATCAAAAAGATCTTTGCAACTGCTCAGGAACTTAATTCTAAGAGATCAAAGCGTTATCTTTCAGAGGATTATTGGTTCTGTCAGAAGGCACAAAACATTGGTCTACGTACATGGTTCTGTCCATGGATGAAGCTACAGCATGTTGGAACTTATATCTTTGGTGGTTCTCTTGCTGATCTAGCACAGATTGGTGCTTCTGCAACTGCAGATCCTTCGCAATTAGGTGGTAAAAAGAAGAAGTGAATAGGAGAAATATATAATGAAGATTGATACAAATACGCTTAATGTTATGAAGAACTTTGCTAAGATTAATCCTTCTATTGTTGTTCAGGAGGGAAATGTTCTTAAGACTATCTCTCCTAACAAGACTATCATGGCCAAGGCAAAGGTCAAGACTGATTTCAGTCAGAGATTTGCTATCTATAATCTAGATCGTTTTATCTCTATCGTTAGCACTTTTACGGATCCTGAATTTAAGTTTGGCGATAAGTCTGTTGATATTTCTGACAGTAACCGTAAGACTCATTATGTTTATGCCGATGAGTCAACAGTTCTAAAGGCTCCCGAGAGAGAAATCAATCTACCAAGCGTTGATGTTACATTTAGGTTGACAAATGATAATCTAAAGAATATTGAAAAGGATGCTGGTATTCTTGGACTACCTGAGATCGTTGTCAGTGGTGATGGTGAGAACCTGTATCTTCAGGCAGCTGATACAAAGAATCCTTCGGGTGACGTTTCGTCTATCTTGATTGGAACAACTGACAAGGTATTCCGTGCTATCTTCAAGGCTGAGAATATTAAGATTCTTCCAGGTGATTATGATGTAACTATTTCTTCAAAGGGAATTTCACACTTCTCTCATGAAGACATTGAGTATTATATTGCAGTTGAACAGAGTTCAACTTTTTGATGAGTTTGGGGGAGTGCGATTCCCCCTCTTTTTTTATTATGGAGATATGTGATGAATGCCAAGGTTGCTCCAAAGATTATCATCCAAACATTGTTCGGACCTGAAGAGAAGTTATATAAATGTAATACATGTTTTGTCGAATACACTGTAGAACATTTTTATGTTGCATCAGAGAACCACTATAGACCAAGAACACAATGCAAACATTGTTGGTCTAAGTTCAATGGTCGCTCTAATTTTTCTAATGTCGCAATGTTTGAGGTGAAGTAATGAATGAAGAATTCTTGTGGGTAGAGAAGTATCGCCCAAAGACTATTGAAGAAACTATTCTTCCTTGCGATCTTAAACAAACCTTTCAACAGTTTGTTGATCAAAAGAATATTCCCAATCTTATTCTATCAGGCACAGCAGGTGTTGGTAAGACAACAGTAGCACGTGCTATGCTTGAACAATTGGGTTGTGATTACATCATTATTAATGGATCTATGAATGGAAACATCGACACGCTACGAAACGAAATCCTCAACTTTGCCTCAGCAGTTAGTTTGTCTGGTGGAAGGAAATACGTTATCCTCGATGAGGCAGACTATCTCAACGCCAACTCAACACAACCTGCGTTACGTAACTTCATGGAGGAGTTCTCTCGTAATTGTGGATTTATCCTTACCTGTAATTTCAAGAACCGTATCATCGAACCGCTCCATTCAAGGTGCTCGGTAATTGATTTTAAAATTAGCAAGAAGGCAATGGTCAAACTTGCTACTCAGTTCTTCAAACGTGTTACTTTTATTCTAGAAGCAGAACGTATTGAGTTTGATCAGAAGGTTGTTGCCGAAGTAATTAACAAGCACTTCCCTGATTGGCGTCGTGTTCTTAATGAGTTGCAACGTTATTCTGCAACTGGTAAAATTGATACAGGCATTCTTGTTAACTTACAGGAAGCATCAATCAAGGATCTAGTTAAGTATCTTAAGACTAAAGATTATACTGAAATTCGTAAGTGGGTAAAGAATAATCTAGATACAGATCCTAATATTCTGTATAATGAATTTTATAATATTTCTTCTGAGATTATGCCCGCACAAGACTCTGCTAATCTTGTATTGCTTCTTGCTAAGTATCAATATCAGAATGCTTTTGCTGCCAATGTAGAAATCAATTTTCTAGCGTTTCTAGTTCAAGTTATGATGGAATGTGAGTTTAATTGATGGCAAAATTTCTCAATGTATTGTTAGAGGAGAGAGATGAACGTGAAGCAGTAGGTTTCTTTGGAAACTGGGCAAAATGGAGCGAAGAACAAGAGGAAAAGGTAAAGTATGACTGGCGGTATGAAAATAATATTATCTCTTCAAAAAAGCCGATTGAGATCGATGGCGATTATTCTCAATGGAGAACCAATTCTGTTTTATGCAATCACAAAGACCTGATATATTTTGTTAATGAGATTAACATCCATCATAATATAACAGATCAGATGCATTATAATTATCTATATAATACTATTAGAAAACAAAAGAGATGGTATAAGGCAGAAACAAAAGAGGAAAAGAAGGCCAGAGAGAAGAAAGAAGAACTGATTACCCTAGTTTCTCAGTATTATAAATATAACACTATCCGGGCAAAAGAAATATTAAAACTCCTTACGCCGGAGCAGATTGAAAAAATAAAAAAAGGAAAAGAAAAAGGTGGGGTAAAATGAATGAACTTCTTGATTCTTTAATTGAGGTGAAGATTGCCGAAGAAGAAGATTTCCTAAAGATTAAAGAGACTCTCACTCGTATTGGTGTTGCTTCTCGTAAGGAAAAAAAACTTTATCAGTCTTGTCACATTTTTCATAAACAAGGCAGATATTATATTGTGCACTTCAAAGAAATGTTTTTAATAGATGGTAAACCTTCTAATTTTTCTGACGAAGACAAAGGTCGTCGTAATAAGATAATTGCTTTGTTACAAGACTGGGGTCTATTAAAGGTTATAGAACCCGATCGTATTTTAGAACCAGCGGCATCTATGAGTCAAATTAAGATTATCAATCATAAAGAAAAGAATGATTGGACTCTAGAAGCAAAATATAATATGGGGCGTAAAAAGAAGTAAGGATATATTATGGCCAAGAAAACTGCTGCTCAACAGAAGTTAGATGATATTAGAAATATATTATTCCCTCCTACTCGAGTTCATGAATCAGTTCAAGAAGGAGAGATGGTTAGATTTATGGTTGATTATTCTGTAGATAACAATTTGTATGCAGCGTTAATTGATCTTCAAGAAGGGCATAATGATAAGACAGTTCAAGAAACTGTAAATAAATGTATAACTGCTCTTATTAAAGTAAGAGATATTCTAGAAGCTCATATGTTACTTGACAAAGAAGCCAAATACATTACTGTAGAAATGCCGGATAGTGTAGATGTCGAAGAGATCGAATAAAGTCAAGAAGTTGGCCGAAGTATTAGAAATAATGATTGACGCTAGATACAAGTATTTACGTGAATTAGAGTACGAAAATCATCGTTATGCAGGTAAAATTCTTGAAGAAATCTACAATCCAGCTGTAGAAAAATTTATTGAAATTCTCGAAAAAAAGACTTGACTTTTTTCTCGATATAGGTTATAATGTGTATATGATGGAGGTTCGCCTATGTCTATGCACATCCTACCTGCGTATTATACGAGCCTAAACACTCGTAAACGCAAAAAGAAATCAACAGCCAAGTCCAAGCTATTCTCAGACCACGATAGGTGGCTGTTAGCGAACGGAGTCCATCCTGAACAGATCCGTTCGAAAAAAGATAAAAAAGTGCTTGACAAAATGTGGCGTTCAGAGTATAATGATTCTATGGTGGTTGATAGAAGTGACTACGTTTCCGCAGGAATGTCAGGTGATGCGTCTTCCTGCGCAAAACGAGACATTATGACCAATCTCCATAAGGAACCAGAGCATGTTCAGAAAGAAATTCTGAAGAAGGCTAGTCTGGTAATGCCGCTTTATAATAAAGGCGGATTGCAGTATGCAGGTCCGAACGTAGATCTTACTACGGTTGGAACTAAATCTAGGAGAGGTTGATATGGCTGAGGTTAAGTTGTCTACTATTTTCTCTGCAGTAAACGATAGCGTGACTGTATATCGTTTCGAGAATGGTTGGATGTTAGAGGTTTCTGGTCGAGACCTTGCAGAAGAAGAATGGCCGACGAAGAAAATCGTCTGTTCTGATCTAAAAAATGTCTTGACTTTGCTCGAAGAATATAGTAAGATTAAGCTATCCTAAGAAAAGGGGAAAAGAAATGGACGATGATTTTGTTCAAATCCAAGCTCAGAACAGTTCGGGTATCTGGATCACGTATAATCTTGCGCAGAATCAGTCCTTCCTTATCTTAGAAGGAATGCGCCAGTTGCAGTGGCAATTTCCAGATGCACGTATTCGTGCGGTTGATATGAATGGTCGTTTGATCGATAAACTCTAAGGAGAAGTATATAATGGTTCAGAATGTTACTAAGATTGATCGTGTTTTTGAGGCTCTCGTTAACCGTGGCGAGGAACTGACTGCTAGCCAGATCAAGACTCGTTATGGTGTTGCTAACCCGCATGACGCTGTTTACCAGATCCGTCAGATGGGTTATGCTATCTACTTGAACGAGCGCAAGAACTCAAAGGGCGAAACTGTTGCTCGATATCGTGCAGGTAAGCCAAGTCGTAAGATTGTTGCTGCTGGTTACCGAGCTCTAGCAGCTGGTCTCTGACTAAATAGAGGGCAGTTGTAGCTGCCCTCTTATGTGGATGTGAGTCCGAACTGGATAGGACACGGTCTGCAAAACCGATTAATGTGGGTTCGAGTCCCATCATCCACTCCAATATTCTTTGATAGGTACAGGCTCGTGCGGGCAGGATCCTTAAACAAGCGCCCAAACCTTGTGTAAGCGGGAGCCATTGTGTCTTGCAAGCGAGCAATGGCAGTGAGCATAGTAAACCTGTATCTTTCAAAGAATATTGTCCCTTAGCTCAGTTGGTAGAGCGCAGTCCTGATAAGACTGAGGTGGCTGGGTCGAAGCCAGCAGGGACAACCAATATGGCCCATTCGTCTATCGGTTAGGACATCAGACTTTCAATCTGAGAAGAGGAGTTCGATTCTCCTATGGGTCACCAGTTTATGGACGAGTAGCTCAGTTGGTAGAGCAGCCGACTCTTAATCGGCTTGTCGTGGGTTCGATCCCCTCCTCGTCTACCATAATGGACCCATAGCTCAATAGGTTAGAGCAAGTGACTTTTAATCTCTAGGTTCTCGGTTCGAGTCCGAGTGGGTCCTCCAATTTTACGGGCGTGACGCTGGGTAGCGGAGAGGCTCTTATAAAGCCTTTAGCATCAGATGGGTGTTCTTCAGTGGGTTCGAGTCCCACCATGCCTACCAAATTGGAGAGTTGGCTGAGTGGCCTAAAGCACTCGTTTGCTAAATGAGCGTAGGAGAAATTCTACCGTGGGTTCGAATCCCACACTCTCCGCCAAAAAAGTTATTGACTTGTTTGTTAACATATGGTAATATTACTAAATAGAATACGTTTTGGGCCAGTAGCTCAGTTGGGAGAGCATCTGATTTGCATTCAGAGGGTCGGGAGTTCGATTCTTCTCTGGTCCACCAAAATAGGAGGATGCGGTTGCTGGGCAACAACTGGTCTTGAAAACCGGCGCACCGAAAGGTTGATGGTTCGATTCCTTCATCCTCCGCCAATATCGGTGAAGTGTTACGGTAGCACGGCGGTCTCCAAAACCGCAAGCCTCAGTTCGACTCTGAGCTCCGGTGCCATTTATCTGGGTGTAGCTCAATTGGTAGAGTGCTTGGTTTGGGACCAAGAAGTTGGGAGTTCGAGTCTCTCCACCTAGACATAAGCACCCCGATTGTATGAATAGCAATGACAATAAG